CTCATAGGCTCTGCAACGCCTAGAATTCACACGCCATTGAATGATTTGCCTTCACGCGGCTTCGAATTGATCGATTTCGCTGACACAATCTTCGAGAATGGCTTCATGCCATGGCAGAAATGGCTGGCTGAGCACAGCTTAAAAGTCAAGCCTGATGGTCGCTGGCTGCATCCAATTACAGTCACGACTGTGGCAAGGCAGAATGGCAAAAGCACATATATGCTCGCGCTGATTGCAATGAAGCTTTTCCACTGGAATGAATCGCTTCAGGTGGCTTCAGCTCACAGATTGGTGACATCGCTGGAGCAATTTAGATCGCTTGTGGGAATCATCGAAGCCAATGATGATCTTGCAAAGCGTGTCAAACGCATCCGATGGCAGCATGGAGCTGAAGAAATCGAGACTTTGGATGGCTGCCGCTTTGTGATCAAGGCTGGCGGATCGGCAGCTCGTGGTCTGAGCAAGCCTGAGACTGTGCACCTTGATGAGCTTCGCGAAATGCGAGACATCGAAAGCTTTGCATCGCTTCGATATACCTTGATGGCTGCAAAGAATCCCATGGTGTGTGCCTTCACAAATGCTGGCGATATTCACAGCCAAGTGCTGAATTCTTTGCGCGAAAGAGGAGTTGCGGCTGCGGCTGGCGCAGCTGATGATATTGGGTACTTTGAATGGTCGGCGGCAACCGATGACATCACCGATCCTGAGAATTGGAAAGCTGCCAATCCAGCCATGGGTCACACAATCAATGTGGACAACATCAAAGCTGTTCTCAATGATCCACCTGATGTGGTCATGACCGAGGTGCTTTGTAGATGGGTGACCTCAATCAATAGCTGTGTGGATTCTGCCAAATGGCAAGCTTGCAGCGATGACACTGTTGATCTTGATCCTGAAAAGCTGACATGGTTGGCGATCGATATCTCACCCGACAGAAAACACGCTGCATTGGTTGGTGCTCAAAAGCGAGCCAATGATGAAGGCTTCAATGTGAAGCTGTTGCACACATGGACAAATGATCTTCAGCTCGATGACAAAGCGATCGCAAATGATGCGGCTCACTATTGCCGCAAGTACGCGATGGAATATTTGCTATTCAGCCGCCGCACATCGGGAGCTGTTGCAGCTCGAATGCAGCCAGCTGGAATCCCGATCTTCGACATGGATTCGGCGTATCCGCAAGCTTGCGATGAAATGCTCGGAGCTATTAACTCAGGGCGACTTCATCACAAACCGAATTCAGAGCTGACGACACAAATGCTTTCAGCTGTGCAATTGCGGCGTGGAGATGGTGGCTGGGTCATTGGTCGCAGAGCTTCACAAGCTGCGGTGTGTGCAGCTGTAGCGACAGCTCTCGTCACACACTTTGCGACACGCCAAGAGACGGAAATTGATATCTTGGTCGGCTAGGTGTAACGCCTGAGAAAATTCAGGCATGGGAATTCGTGATCTATTTGTGCCGCCTGTAAAAACGGCTGCGCCCGCGCAGACAACCGATGTCGCTGCATCGCTTGCGCCTGTCAATACCACTGATTCATTGAATTCATATTGGGTTGCAGCTGGTCAAATAGCTACACGCGAAGAAGCAATGAGCATTCCAACAGTGGCTCGTGGTCGCAACATCATTTGTTCATCGATTGCATCGATTGGCATTGAAGTGTGGGATCGCGACACTGGCATGGAAATTGAAGATGTGCCGCGAGTATTTCGCACACCTGATCCGCGCATCAATGGTGCAGCAACCTATGTATGGACAGCTGAAGATTTGCTGTTCCATGGGTATGCATATTGGCAGATCACAGAGCTGTATAAGGACACGCTAAGAGTTCGAAGTGTGCAACGCATTGCACCAACACGAGTCACCATCAACACAAATGCTTTGGGCACAGAGATCACTTCATACATGGTTGATGGAATGTATGTGCCAAATAGCGGTGTCGGTTCGCTTGTGGTGTTTTACGGAAACGATGAAGGACTTCTCAATCGCGCGGGGCGAACAATTCGAACAGGCGCAGAATTAGAGAAGGCAGCTGCGACATATGCTCGCGAGCCAATTCCGTCAATGGTTCTCAAATCAAATGGCACAACATTGCCAGCTGATCGCATTAGAGCTTTGCTCGATGCATGGGGAGCTTCTCGCCGTAATCGCAGCACAGCATTTCTGAATGCCGATGTTTCAATGGAAACAATCGGATTCGATCCTGAAAAATTACAGCTCGCAAAAGCGAGAAGCTACATCGCAACCGAATTAGCCAGGGCGATCGGCATCCCAGCATTCTTTGTTGATGCTGAAACTGGATCATCAATGACATATTCAAACAGCGAAACAACAAGAAAATCATTGCTTGATTTTTCTTTGCGACCAATGATGACAGCAATTGAAGAAAGAATGTCAATGCCTGATTTCTTGCCTTCATCACAAATTGCAAAATTTGATCTTGATTCATATTTGCGCGGCAATGCAATTGAACGAGCAAATGTGTACAAGATTCTCAGCGGCATTGTTGATGCCGAAGGAAATGCAGCAATCACAATCGATGAAATCAGAAAAGCAGAGGAGATGATCTCGTGAAGGTAACAACACCATTCAAGGTCAGTGCAGCCGATACAAATGCCCGAACAATTGCTGGTCGAATTCTCGAATTTGGCGTTGCTGCAAATGCATCAACAGGAAAAGTCATGTTCGAAAAAGGTTCAGTTGAGCCAGCATTGGTGAAGCTTAATTTGGAGCACCAATCTGATCGCCCAATCGGTCGCGCAATTGATATTTCACTTTCAGCTGATCAATCAACGATGGATGGAATTTTTAAGATTGCCAATACGACAGCTGGTTCAGATAGCTTGGTCGAGGCACAGGATGGGCTTCGCGATGGTTTCTCGATTGAAGTTGAAGCCGAAGAATACACATGGGCTGAAGATGGAACGCTTGTGATTTCAAAAGGTACTTTGACAGGCGTTGCATTGACACACAATCCAGCTTTTAAGAATGCTCGCGTTGAAGAAGTCGCAGCAACCGAAAGCGAAGAAGAAGCACCTGAAGTTTCTGAATCCGATGTGGATGCAGAAAACCCAACAACACAAGAAGGAGACGAAGTGGAAAACGCCGTCACAAACGCGGAAGCCGTAGAGTCGGTGGAAGCTACTCAGTCAATTAAGGCAGCTGCACCTGTAGTGGGTGGCTCATTTACAAAGCCACGCCTTGAATTCACAGCTGCAAAGTATGTAGAAAACACAATTCGCGCAGCAATGGGCGATGAAGATGCTCGTCAGTATGTTCGCGCAGCTGACAACACAACCGATAACGCTGGTCTTGTACCAACACGCCAGCTTTCAGAGGTTGTCAATGGTCTTTCAACAATGATCCGTCCATCAATCGATGCAATCTCTCGTGGCGCATTGCCTGATGCTGGAATGACTTTTGAAATTCCAAAGATCACAGTTGCACCAACAGTTGCTGTCACAGCTGAAGATGGAACACCATCAGAAACTGATCAAAACTCAGCTTTCATTTCTGTGGATGTCAAGACCTTCAGTGGCCAACAGACATTCTCGACACAAATCCTCGACCGCAGCTCACCTGCATTCTTTGAGGAGCTTGTACGAAATATGGCTGCAGCTAAGGCGAAGGCAGAGAATGCCTATGTTTCAGCAGCTCTCGTATCAGCTGCAACAGCTGACGGCACAACCACAACCACATATCCAACAGCTGCAGAGCTTCTTGGTGTTGTAGCTCGTGGAGCTGCATCAGTTTATGGTGCAACAGCTGGTCTCCCAAATGGTTTTGCAAAGAACATCATCATGGGAACAGGTCAGTGGTCAAATGTGATGACACTGAATGATTCAGGTCGCCCAATTTACACAGCACAGCAACCAATGAACGCTGGCGGCGTTGCTCGTCCAGATTCATTGCGTGGCAATGTCGCAGGTCTTGATCTGTATGTTGATCCATCACTAGCTGCAACAGATGCTGATGGAACAATCTTGATCGTGAACCCAGATGCATACACATGGTACGAGGGAAATACATACCGCCTTCGCGCAGATGTAGTTGCTTCAGGTCAGATCACAATCGGATACTACGGCTACGGAGCTTTGGCAACAAAGATCGCAGCTGGCGCATTCAAGAACAACAAGGCGTAATAGCCACAAACTAATCATCGGACGGGTTCTCCCGATCTCGTCCGAGCAGAA